TATCGGAATATCCGTACACCCTTAGTAACCATGTACGCAGCTGGTTAGCCACATTCACGGTCGGGGGCACGAAGTCCTCCTCATCGCTTCTCGTGTAGAAGGGCCGAACGTTCTGGCCGTTAAACCAGTCCGTACCACAGCTCTCGTAGAACTTGCCAGCCAAGCAAGTCTTCGAGCGGTTCACCTGGAAACCGACAAATTCCAGGCGGTTGATGAGCTCCTCAACGTACGGTGCGGGGACAATGATGTCATCCCCGTATACCGCCACGTTATCCAGCTCTTCGGACGGCACAACTGAACGCGCAATAGCGAGGAAAATCGACGTCTCCAGCGGGAAAGTAAATCCATTTCCCATGCTGCTAAACATCTCAAGACCATGCTGTTTCACACGTCCGTCCTCATCGACGATGGCGATCTGGTGAGACCGCGTCACATCAAGGAGGTGGTACCAAGCCAGCCCTTCGGGGTCCTGGTTATGGCACAGTGCCAAGTACACGTTGTTACGAGCGTTTAAGTCACTAGCTTGTGACAGGTCCACGGTACAAAGCCCGCGTTCCTGAGCAACAGAGGCCAGTGCACGATTGCGCTCTTGGCTACGTAGATCAACCCCAAATCTGCGAAGACGTTTCCGCATCACAAGCCCGATACCTGCCTGGGCAAACAAGTTCCAGGTAGGCTCTTTAGCACATGAGCGGTTAGTCGTCGCGTCTTTGGGAACCGAAAACCAAACTGAACCCTTGACCTGCTTAACTCGCCCCGAAAGGACGTACTCGCGTACGCCCTCTGGGAGAAAGCCAGCAAGGAAAGGGAACCAGGCTGGTGTACACGTTGGGAGTTTGTCGTATTTGTCAGAAGCGACAACCCCCTCTCCTTTCACGCCAACGGAGGCCCCGTTACCATGCTGCGCTAAATTCCTGACGTCCTCGAGAACCGTGCTGTTGCACGGCCCAAGAATGGTCAGCAACTGGTTCGAGTAGTCCCCCCACCACGAAGGTAGGGGCTCGTTCCACAGTCTGGCATTTGTTAGGGCGTTCCGAGTCTCGGCAGCGATGAATCGCTTTCGAGCTACGTCGTTAACATCCACCCCTAGGGGGAGGCACTTGCTCTTTCGCAGCACCGACGTTACTAAATAGTCCTCAGCGAATTGCTTCGGATCCTCGTAACGGTCCGGATCAAGCTTTAGGGCAAGGTATTCGTCGAACTGTCCGTTGCGGACGAGCTCGGCGACATGAGAGCTGTGATTGCTCCCAATAATGTCGCACAGACGTATCGTGAACTGTTGCTCGAATCCAAAGATTCGAGCGCGGGCAGCGTCATCGTCTGTCCCGGGCTGAACATGCTCGTGCATACAGGTACTCCTTCTAACATGAGAGGTAGACACCAAGTAACAGCAGTCGCCAATAGTAGCGCAACCGCCATCAAACCCACTACGGCCCTCACGGGCTTAGTAGTTAGGGTCGCGGTCCTTCACGTAGGCCTGAACCGTCGCGTGAGCGATTAGGTTCTTGCACAACGCGAAGAAATGACCGCGCTCGGTGGTGGTCCAATCGGCGGGGACAACAAACTCCACCGACATCCGACCAACGTTTTGCACGACCCAAACCCCGTCGACCTGGAGCTCGTACGGATGTGCATACAACGCAGTGATCCGATCGGTCGGGCGAACCGAACTGGCCAGGGACATTTTGAGCTCAGCGCTCTTATTTCCCGAAGCCAAGTTGGCCGCCCGCTCCATGTAACGAGAGGACGCAATGCTCGCAGAGAGCGGGTACAACGTCTTGTTGGCTGGAGTCGCATCAGCGATAACCAGCGATGAGATAGCAGGCATAGGGCCTCCTACGGACTATGTCGCATTGCTGCGACGGATTGATAAAAGGACTTCCAGCGAACTCACGATCTTCCCAAGGTCACCATCGGGCAATTTGAACGTGGGCAGCCCTGGCATTGGAACACTTGTCATAGTGTCCCGCCAAGTATGCACAGTTCTCATTTTCCCGCGGTGAACGAGGTTCCATCCTGAAGTCGCTATCCGTCCGTCGTCCACCCAGATTGTCCGTCGGGTGGAAACGGATCCCCTCACCTTGTCTACATCAGACATTGCATCTAACGCAGAGAGGTGTTTGCCGACGTCGTAAAACCAGTCAACCATGAAGGTCAACCGGGCGCCAGCCCAAAGCGATTCAAGGATGTTACCAGGGGTGTAATCCCCATAGCTATTCTTGAACCACACATACGCGATGGCCCTCTTCGAGGTCTTGACGCGTATTTGTGAGTACCCTGAGTAGTTACCCTTCTTCGTTTTCGTCGCCTCCGTGGAGACGGTTACTTGGAAGCGGGCAGCTCTACCCATGTTGGTACCGAGCTTCTCAATAGCATCGCTCGTCATTTCCATCAGGGGTACAACCCCAAACTTCAATGCGAGGTCTGCGCCGACGACATCCATGAACTGAAACTTCGACACACCACTCGCGTGTTCTCCAAAGAGGCCCGTTTTAAGGAGCCTCCGGACAATCCGCTTGCGGTGGTTTCGATTCCGCCACAGATAGCGTGCTGTATTCCATGCACGTTTGAGTAAGCCCGTGCCATCTTCTACATAGCGGATGGCTTCACGGTATTCCCCTATCATTTCAGCGAAGCTCAATCTTGAGGACTTAATCTTATTCCTCAGAGCTACGGCC